CACCAGTAGACTTATCATCTGATGACCGTATGCCAAAACCTATACCAACCCCACCACCAAGCATAGATAGCCAATTAGTCTCAGAAAGATTCTCTACTAATCCTTCTGCGCTATCGTGTATATAATTTAGATAACAAGAGATAGGAAGTCCACGAGAAGACTTACCATAGGATAGGATGGGTGTGGAATATGACAACCAATGCTTAGAGGAATAGTCATAGAGACGTTGGGCATGTTCTGGATCAGAAGAGAATGCTTTAGAGACATATGCGAACCTCTCCTGCGGAGAAAGCTCATGGTCCATCATGTAGGATTCTTTTAGTCTTGCTATACCTAACTCTTCAAATAGACTGTCTCTCTCTGGTAATGTAATAATATTTAAGCTAGGTGTTTGCATCTCATTCTCCCTGATTTTGATCGTGAACGTGAAGCATAATGATAGCATAATGCAAGATTTTCAACAAGTCTTTGCGGTTCTTACCCTCCTTTTTTCCATAGCGTTTCCAGTACTTTTGGATGTTACCCATGCAAAAACCTTCTGCATAGCCAGCATCCGCAATTGTATCAGTAGCTTGATACTTAGACTGTCCGTAGTGTTGGTTGTAAGTAGTTATAATATATTGTTGTAACTCAGTTAGATAGGTGTCTTCATTAAACTTATAATCTTTCAACGTAGTTATTCCTTCCCTAGCATACCGCATACTTTGAATAATTTCGTGATCTCTATCTAATTTAGGAGGCATATGAATTTATCTTTCTTATTCATAGTTTAATACCGTATTGATACGTTTACGTATATACTTAACTTCCTTAGAGCGTAATACCTTAAAGGCAAAGGAACGCATGTCTCTAGAAGATATACCTGCTAGATCGCAGATGTCTGTGAAGTCTTCTGAAGTAACCCCAATAGAAGCAAAGAACCAAGCTTGAGCAGAACGCCTAGCCATCTTCTCTTCTTCTGGTTCGCTAGTTGTTTCAGGTTTTGTTGCGTCGAGGAGTGCTTGAAGTATTACGCTTAGAAATAGAACTCTTTCTGGATTTTCTTTGTTTTGACTGTCCAGAAGATGCTCTACGTTTACTAAGAACGTCTCTTCCCCCGTCTGTTGTTTTCCGTTTTGGTTGTTCATTTGCCCACTCTTCAATTACTTGATGATCTGAGTTTTTACAGAACAGATAACCATTTTTAATACACCAATCTGCATAAGACGACTTAGCTCCTTTGTTTAGTTTGCCATTAGGGTTATCGAAGACAAACCGAATATCTAAGTCTGGTTGATGCTCTCTAACAAAGAGGTGCTTCTTTCTGTCTTCTAGTTTAAATCTACCTTTTACTTCTAAATAGATACCGTTAGGTAGAAGAAAATCTGGAAGATATTTTTTATATTCTAGCCATGTATATTCAATATAATGTGGTTCAAAAGAAAAGGGAACTTTAATAGCTTCTAAGAGTTCTCCTGTCTTCTTTTCAGAACCTGATCTATACCTGTGCTGCATCAGTTATTTCCGGTACATTAGGAGTTTTACCAACCGTGACCAGATGCTTAGGACCATTCGAGTACATGAATGTACGTATTCCTTTACCATCATTAGCGTCTTTCCAACAAGTAAACTTATAATCACAATAGTTACAGCCGAAAGCCAGCTTAAAATTACCACCAGCACCGTCAGCAACAGAACTATAACATTTTTCAGGTGGTTCGTCACTCTTTAAAAACTTTCTAATATCGTCTATTCGAGTGACAGGATTTATCATATCCATATCGTCTATGGGACAGTAACATAACTCACCTGTTGTTTTATCTATGACAACAAAGCCAGCGTTCGGATTATTATCCGCTTCTGAATAAGAAGACAACTGAGCAATGTAACCAAAGGGATCATCTGTGAGTATGCTACCGTCCCTAAACTTCTTGAAGCTAAAGCTAGAGGCTGACTTAAAGTCAATAAGAACACCGTCGATGGTAGCATCCTTATGTCCCTTAACGCCATTAACATGTAGCTCTGCTTGTTCTTCTTTTATTTCATGTCCAGCTACTTTAGTGAACAGAATAAGAAGTTCTTCAAGAATATGACCATAAAGGAATTTGATAAGTGTAGGAGCAGGTAGCGGTTCTTTCTTAGCTCCCCTCATCTCATACCAAATCTTTCTATCTTTATGACCGACAAGAGATAGACGTAGGTTAGGTTCTCTTTCTTTACGTACTTCAGAGATAGCGGAGGCAACAGAAGCGACTACTGCTTCAGCAAAAGCGTCGAGGTGCTTTTTTTCTATTGTTATTTCCTCGTCATTAGTAAACAACGCATAGATGTCATCTACTAATGTTTCGATTGATTTAGTCATCTTCTGTTGCCTCTCTATTTAGCTACTATGCAGCTTTAGCTGTACCTAGAAGCGACGCTTCAGGCTCTGCAAGTAGCTTATATCGTGTGTAAGCACCAGCGGGAGACATGGCACGTACAGCGACGATTGTATAACCCTTCTTACGAAGGCGTGAGATAGTTGCTGTTAGGTTCTCACACCAGTTACGCTCAAGTGATGTCTTTCGTGTCACTCGCATTCCGCGACGAAGGGCTGTAAGTACTAGTGATTCATTGGTCTTCATTATTATATTTCCTTTCTATTATTTCAGAGTGCTTCTAGTTCACTATCAATGCTAAATCCATCTTCGTCTTGAAAGTCACTAGATGCATCCCCATATTCTACAAGATCAATAACCTGCATAGCCATGAAGTCTGCGCTAACCCCACTCTTACCAGCATAGTTGTAATCAAAGGGTTGAATCTTTACCTTTGCTACTGAACCATTACCAATAAGACGACTGTCCCAAGGATTACGCTTTGAATCAATAACCCGTGGAGCTTCACGATCACTACCGTCTTTCTTGGTAGTCTTACGTTTAGCTGAGAAGAAATCACCGCGATCATCACCCTTGTTCTTAATGGTAAGACCGATTGACGAAAGCTTCTCACGAGAGTCGTCATCTTCAAGACATACGTCCACCTGCCAAGCAGGTTCATATCTAGTGTTAGGCTCTACCACTGAAGCCCAAAAGACTTTACCTTTGATAAGGATAGGATCGTATTTCGTATTAGCCATTTCTTAAATCTCCATTTAGATGCCCAATGATTAGGGCTGTTTCAATTAACAAAAGTGATACTACTCAACTCACTTAGACCTGTCAACTCCTTTTTTTGTGTGAGAGATATATTTTTTTACTGCATCATCAAAATCTAATAAGTCTTTCTGATGTGCAGCATACACTCTTCTTCCTACAACCTCAATTCTTTTTTCGTCATGCAATTCATAGGCAGGTAGAAAACCTTTAATATCATATTCATTAAGATTATTTTCTACAATTAGACCAAAGATATCTATGTCCGGTAAAGGTCCAATGTTAGCTAAGAGCTTTCCTGTTTTATATTTAGTAGCTTTAACATCTACACTAAAGCCTTCTATAACTATATCTCCTAAGTCTGTTTTGTTAGCCTTAGATTTAGGCTTGAACATAAACATATCTTCTGGATATTGATTACAGAATTTATAGATAGCCATTTCTGCTCTAGCACCTAGCTGGTCTATCTCTATAGGATCAGTTTTCTTGTATCTATTATCAGGTGTATTAAGCTTTCTACTTGAAGAATTTCTTTTTGAACCAATTAAGTTAGCAAACTTAACTTCGTCTTCCGTTAGAAATATTAATGTGTTTCGGACCAGTTCAGGCCGACTTTGTACTCGCTGTCTAGCGGACATCTTACATTCAACTCCTTTTCAGTTAGCTTCATAGCTTCTCTAGTCAGTTTACCAAACTGTTCAGCCTGTTCTTTAGGGCAATCAAACTGATATTCATCGTGTATACTAGCAACTAACTTAACGTCTAGCCTGTTCTTTTTAATTAACTGATCAATGAACACGACCCATTGCTTACAGATGATAGCACCAGCACCCTGAAGAAGTAAGTTCATAGCAGCATGTTGATGTCTGACATGTAACTTTCTACCATCAAGACCGGGAATATATCCTGATCTAGATATCTTGTCAACCTTACTTCTTAACTTAGCTAGGGCAGGTAACGCACCTAGAAAATTATCCATAAGCTTCTGACCATCTGCAGCGGAACCACCCACTATGCTACCAATCTTAGCTGAACCTGCCCCATAAATAAATGCATAGATAAATGTTTTCGATTGATCCCGCGTATCTAAGCCAGCAGCTTTCTGATTAGCGGTATGAATATCTCCTTCAACAACTTCCTTAGTGTAGTCGTCGTCTTTCATGTAGTGAGCAAGACATCTTAGTTCCAATGAGCTTGCGTCACAACCAACGAGAACACGATCAGGAGAAGAAGAACTCCAGCAAGCTCTGCACTGCTTCCCATAGGGAGAGTAGACTGCTGGAACTTGTGCCATGTTCGGACCAAAGTGTGCCATACGTCCTGATATAGCTTTAAGTGTAAGAACTTTTCCATGTACCTTTCCATCTTCTTCTAATAATTCTAACCATGATTTAATTTGTGCAGTTCGTTTGTTAAGAAGTAGATACTCAGCAATCATCTTAGCTTCTGGTATATCTACATTCTTTAAAGTACCTTCATCTACAATAGGATGACCAGTAGGTGTAAACTTATCAGGTTGCCATCCTTGTTCCATTAGACGCGCAGCTATCTGTTGTCTGCTGGAGGGGTTAAAGATAATAATCTTATCCTTCAGTCTTTTCCCCGTCTTGTCTGAAACTCTTTCCTGAGTTATTGGTGGATACTTATCTTGTAGCTTTTCTTCTATGATAGCGGATTTGTCAGATAGCTTTGCTTGTAAACAACTAGCTTTTTGTACATCTAAAGTAAAGCCATTACCTTCTTGTATATCAATAATTTTACGTATTTGATATTCAAGATCAATAGCCTTACGATATTGTTCATACTTCTCTCCCTTTATCTTTAGCCATAGACGATAAGTTATATCAACATCTCGTATACAGTATGTCACCATCTCCTCTGTTAGTTCAGAGAAGTCATGGAAGGATATTTTCTTGTAACCTAAGTCAACTCCCCATGAATCTAAGGAGTGCTTAGGTCGTGTAGGAAAAAGAAGCTGAGATAGTATAAGAGTATCTTCTACATCAGCTATGGTGATCTTAGTACCAGTAAGTTTATTTAAGACAGGAAAATCAAAGCTAATACCGTTATGACCTATAAACTTATTAACACCCTTAGCAAACTTAGGGAATTGATTGTAACACTCTTCACCCTTCCACACATTAATCTGACCAGTGTCTACATTCTTAGTTACTATGCAGTGAATTTTAGTAGCATCTAAGCCATCAGTTTCGATGTCGAGTATTACATTCATTACTTTTCCTTACAGATTAGAAGGGACAGTCCGTATCTTTACCCTCCCCTCCATCAAGGTCGTCACCTAGATTGGAAACCTCGTGTAGCCTACCAGTATCCTTGTTGAAAAACAAGTGACAAGCTACACCAGTTTCACCAGCATATCTATTCTTTAGAACACGTATGGTCGTTGTATTAGATATGTTGTCGTCATCTGATTGCTGATTTCTTTCCATAGCTATAACACTATCAGACAACTGAGCGATGCTCTGGGAGCCGCGTAGATGCGACAAAGAAACTTCTTTGCCGTCCTCATGCCCACTATCTCCGTTAGCCCTTCGTAGGTGGCTGACAAGGATTAAGGCGCAGTCAGATTCTTCTACTAAGCTGCGAAGCTTGGTCATAAGAACGTCAATGTTCTTACGTTCGTCCATTCCTTCTAAGCCTGACACAAGGATAGATAAGTGATCTAAGAAGACCCACTTACAATCAAGTGCTTTAACCATGTATCGAACACGAGCAAGAATTTCTTCTGTACCCATAGAACCAAAGTGATCAAAGGCAAAGAATCTACCACTACCTGCTGTAGCTTCTTGCCACTTGCGTAGATCAGCGGGTGTGTGTTCCTCTCTCTTTTCTTTGATGTACAAGCGAGCGTTAGCTTCTACTGACATTAGATGAAAGATAGTAGATCGAGTGTTCTCTTCCAAAGAAATAACACCTATGTTCTCTCCTGTACTTTTAAGTACATGATGCATAAGCTCACGCATAACACTGGACTTCCCTGTACCAGTACCTGCCGTCAGTGTCGTTAGCTCACCTGTACGTATACCATACAGCTTCTCATTCATACCTTCCCAAGGATACAGGCAGGTTGTCTGATTAGTTTCTTCGTATAGTTCGTCACCAACATCTTTAAGATTAATGATACCAGCAGGTGTAAAAGATTTAGCAGCCCACCAAGCTCTAGAAAAATCTTCAGTTCTTTTAGCTTTAAGGTACTCGTTAGCATCCTTCATTTTAGGATCAAGGAATACAATCTTACATTTGTTAGGCTCGAAGAGTTCTGCAACCTTACGAGCATTCTCCTGACCCGGCTTATCCATATCAAAACAAACAACAATAGTATCGTAACTATTAATAAAATCATATGATCGCTTACAGTTCTTAACTGCGGATGTTGCGCCATCTTTAATTGAAACTACCGGCCATTTTGATCCTAGCATCTGATAGACAGACATAGCATCAATCTCGCCCTCACAGATCGTAATGTATTTACCATTCTCCTGACATATCTGTTGACCAAACAGAACACCTGCTGACATAGCACCGGGAGGATCGGCAGAGAAGTTCTTAGTTGGTACATCACGTACTTTATATGCAACAAGGTTATTATTTATATCATAATAAGGATAGTAATGTTTTAACTGCTCACCAGCACTATCCTGTTGTACACGTACACCATACTTATCGGATGTGTCTTTTGTAATACCTCTGTCTTTAATAGCAGATATAAATCCCTTAGCTGTTGGCTGAGAGTTGTTAGGCATATTAACTGGCATAGTATCATAATCCTCTGTTACATTTTCCGGTAATACATGAGTTCCGCATTTATGACAATAAGTATGACCATCAGAATAAAGACTACCATTATTATCTGATGAACAGACATCACATGGTACGTGCTTTACCCACTCACTGGCATCATGGTCGTCAGTCTTCGTTGAGTATCCTGTATGTAGCAACTGTCTCTCCATTGCTTTTAGCAACAAAACCGTCGATAGTTTCTTCTATATCATAACCCATTTGGGATGTAAAGATTTTCCTATCGCCTAATAGTTTCCATATATCTTCTTCCCAGCTAGAATCTTCCACTTCTACTTCTGTATGTTTTGTTTTAACTACCACTTTCCACATCCTTTAACACTCCTCTTCCTCTTGATAAGAAAAGATATCTTTTACAAAGTCTTCATCAAAAGACATAAACTCTTCTGTCTCGTCCGAGGCAAATCTTTTAGCTTCTTTTTTAGAATAACCCTCCTCAAGATACTGTTGATATAGCTCTTTAAAAATTGTTTTTCTATCTTTTTGCCATAAGTTTTTCATAGTATTTTTTATTATTATTATTTATAATTCTAATTCTGGGTTAGGTATCTCATGCCCACACTCTAAGCATGATAGGGCTTCCCAATCTAAATGCCCAACAAGATGCTCTGCTGAACACTCTGAACACACAATAGATTTTCTACTATCTTCACCTTCGATAGGACCAAATACTGTATTACTAATATATGCTGGTAAATTATCTGTAAAGGATGGTATTTGAAAATCTTCTTCTGATAATGATTCTATTAAAGCTTCATATTCTTCTACCTCGTCTATGTTGTTAGGGTTATATCCTAGTTCCAACATCTCAATATTACAAAATTGTTCATAAGTAATCTTTCCTAGCTCAAATTTATTACGAGCATGGTCAGAAAAGGATACAACCTTATCACTTGTAGATACTGGAACAAGTATACTCATTTACCTTGTCCTCTATATCTTTTAAAAGAACGACGCTTACTTTTATTCTTAGGGCTACTATTTACAGACTGCCCGATACTTGTACGCATATGCTGTTTAATGTAAGCGGGTTTATCCTTGCCCGATGATTTCTTAACTGCCACTTATTAATTCCTTCCATGAAACAGGGAATAGTTTAGTAATAATATTATCCCACATCTTAGCTAAGTCTTGTATCTCTTTCTGGGCATGTCTGTCAATACGTAATTTATATGCTCTAGCATACGCCGATAAAGAACCAGTAACATAATAACTCGTATACATAGACTGAGGCAAGCACATTCTTGCTTGTTCCGGTGCTATACCTGTTAATAATAGATTGTCATAGGTTTCTTTAGCTTCAATTAAGAATTTATTATATTTTTCTTTAGCTAATCCCTGTGATGCTATTCCTTCTTCTGAAGAACCTTGTTTAATATTTTCTGCTCTCTTACGCCATACATCAGGGTGATAGAATGTTGGATCACTATCAACATATCTTCGTGACTCTTCATTATAACTAAAGCCTACAGTATGCTTAAACCTTTGTCTAGCTACAAAGATTGGAACTTCTTCTCGTACTGTAATTATACAGTGAGTAAATGGTGTAAAGTGATCGTGTTTTGCTAGATACTTTATAAGTTTCTTATCAGCTATACATAAGTCTTTTTCTGTACTGCCCCAAGTTGTATCATAAACATAATTACTTTCTTTACTAAAAGAAACTCTTGCTGCATTAACAACTGATAGATCGTCACCCATAGAACTTATAAGTTCACACTTCATAATTTCTTATATCCCATATCTGTAGTGTAGTACACTGAACGTATTCCAAATTCTGCTATACACCTACGACAACCTATACAGGGTTTAGCCATAGTTGCTTTGTATATTTTATTATGATCCTTTTTCTTAACCCTCACAACTACTAAAGTTGATTTCTGTAAGTCATCCACAGATAGTTTACGTAATGCACTCTTAATAGCTGAAACCTCTGCATGTAGGTGTATGGCATGTACTGTACTACCAAATCTAGCTTGGAAAGGATCAGTCTTATAACTATTTATTCCAGTACTTACTAACATATTCTTATGAATTATACCAGCAGCTAACCTGAAACATCTTACGGGTTCTTCAATACTTTCAGCTACACTAATGAGATGTTTAAAGTGTTTATCAATATTCATTATATAACTTACTTATAAAACTTATGAAGTCCTGCTCTACCTAGATACTTTTTATGTTTAGCCCAAGAAGGATTAACGTAAACTGCATGATAATATAGTGCTTCACCAAGAAACTCTACACTAACATCTTCAAGAACTAAGTAAGCTATTTTTACAACTTTTTCATAAGCTAATCCGTTATAAAACGTCTCTTCTTTACCATCACAGTAGTAAGAAAACTGACATTTGTGCTTAATTAGTTTGCCGTTTTTTGTCTTATTAGCCTGATGTACTACGCCACAAAATGTGTTAGGAAACTTAGAAGATTTAACACGATTGTAAATAACATTACCTACAGCAAGTTGTGCAATAAAGCTTTCTGATCGTGCTTCAAAGTAGAGAGCTTCAGAAAGACAGTCTACTTCTTCTTCTAGGTTTTGAGCAAGAACTGTTAGTGTAAAGAAAATAGAAATAATAAAAGATAGTACAAATAGTAAAGTAAATTTTATCATGTTGTAAATAGGGGCAGTAGAACAGGTGATGACTAAGCGCCATCGAAGTATGACCGTTTGTTCTACTACCCCCTCCTTTCTATCTTTAATGGATAGTCACGCTACCAGTTGAAATGTCTTGGTAAGCTTCATCAACCGCAGACATTTCTCCTTGCTCAACCCAATCGTCATAACCGTTGAGAAAATTATTTAAATCTTCAACAGGGAAATCCTCTAATACACCACCAACAACAGAAAGAAGATAATCTTTCATATAAGGGGGAATATCTAGGTGGGTTTTATATCTATAGCGCATGAGAAACTCTCCTATAAAGGGTTAAAAGTTACGCAGTGACATGCTCCACAAAGTCTTTCCACGTAGGAGAAGAAAGCCATTTGGTGACTTGTTCACTACGTTTGTACAGCGTACCCCCATCTCCAGCCTTTGTCAAATCAAACCGACCATCGTCGTCGTGAGACGCATAGTGGGTCATAGCTGACTGTACAGAGAAGAGATTATCTCCGCGTTCTTTAACCTCATCCATCCACTGAGCGAACAGACGATCAGCTAGACCACCATCACGTTTCTTTTCTTCACGCTTGGTCTTGGTAAGCTTATCAAACAACTGCTGAACCTTCCACGACGATCCTACCTTAGTGTCAGCATACCTCTGATACATCTTTACAGATTCTTGATGACGATCCATTGAGTATGCAAACGCCTGAATAAATCCATCAGTAGAAAAGTTCTTACTGTGACGCTTACGAGTAACATCGTATACCCCATTCACCATACCATTAGTACAGAAGAAGTCTATAACGCCTGACCAGAAGGTAACGCTGCCCTTACCATCAAAGCTGTTCTTCATTACAAAACGTAGACCAAGATTAGTCTTATGTCCTGTAGATGTTTCAATCTCTGACTTAATAGAAGGAAAGATATATTCAGCATAGCACTGTAGACCATTAGCAGCGACGGTATCTTTGATCTGTACATCTTCCAGAACAAGGGGATCAAAGAAGTTAATCATCTGACGCTGTAGTGGCTCAAGAATTTCTTTATTCTCTACTACACGATACTTATCATTAACCACATCAAGATAAGTTCTATCATTATTATAACCATTTGTACGCATAAGCATCTTTTTATTAGGTGCTTTATCTCCACTATGTAAACCGTACACTGGTTGTGTAGATACGTCGAAAAAGATTTCACGATTGTCTTCATTGGTGTTGAGAAGATGTTCCATAACTTTAATTTCCTTTAGGTTCAGTTAAGTTCAGTTATTGAATCGTATAAAGCGTTCATTCTACTTCTACTTTATTAATATATTCTAGTTTATCTGTACCCTGTACAAACATCTTAAACGTAACCTCATCACCCTGTTTGTCTGTAGCTGTAACATTAATGGTTGAGAAGTCGATAAACTTATTTTCTGTAATTTCAAGTTTAGTTATATGGTGTGTAGTAATTTCACTATTTGACATTGTATTCTATCTCCATCTGTCCTTCGTTTCTAGCAAGACCATCTATAAGTTGTTCTTCAAACTTAGTCAACTTATTTTTTAGCTCTCTAACAAACTCTATTTTTTCTACCTGCTCCATAGCATTGAAGTGTTTATTATCTTCAAACATTACTATTCTTCTTTCAGTTTGAATTGTTTCGTACTTACACCACAGGCATTAAGAAAAGAAATACCATCAAAGTTTCTATATTCTTCTGCAAAGATAACCTGCTTAATACCTGACTGATAGATTAACTTTGCACACTCCATACATGGTGCATGGGTAGTAACTAATGTGGAGCCTTCTCCGCTCTCATTAGACCTAGCAAGTTTAGCTATTGCATTAGTTTCTGCATGTAAAACCTCTGATCTAGTTACAAGTTTAGGTTCTGCTAACTGCTTATCACCCTCAAAGAAAGACCTGTATTCACATTCATTGTCCCATCCATGAGGTGTACCATTATATCCAATAGAAATAATTCTATTATCTTTTACTATAACTGCCCCAACCTTTAGGCGTAATGCGTGAGAACATTCAGCAAAAGTGTATGCTGTTTTCATAAACGCTTTTAAGTGTTTATCTTTCATTAGTCCATGTCCACATTAGAGGAGTGCTGAACACCCCATTCTGCTTGATTAGATCGTTCTATAGCTACGTCTACAGCAGCTATTTCTGCCTCACCTTTAGACATACCATCAGCTACTAATTCTTCGTAAGCTTCTTCGTATAGCTTTTCTAAGAGAAGTTCATTTAATATATTACTGGACATTATATTAGACTCCTATTTATCCTGCGTTAAATGATGCACAGATTATAGCACCGGGGTATACATGCTCGTCAGGTTCACCTACGACTTCACCCAGATATATCAACTCTACGAAGTCAGGTCGAGCTACCCAATTATCATACATACAAAAGTCACTTGATCCTCCACAAGGATGTATCTTCTGTGCTTCTTCTGCACTATTAGCAACCACTACGGCACTGTCGTAAGTGTCGTATCCGGGGTTACGATTCTGGTATATCTTAAATAGTTTCATTTTATTTATCCTCTATCTTTATCTGCTAGAGCAACACAAGCTTTATTTACTTCCATTGCATCCATACCATCTACCATTAATTTATTGAAATTATCTTCATAACATTTGTCCCAAAGCTCTTCAGATAGACAATCTACAATATATGTTTCAACAACAACACTAGGATTAGAATCTTTCCCGGTTTCGTCATAGTAACTGGATTGATTTTGTTTATACCTTTTAATATCTTTTTGTGTTAGCTTGTAAGTACTAAGTATATTATGTACTCCTTCATATATTACTTGACCTACAATTCCCTCCAATCCTAAACCTTCAATATCAAGTGACATCTCCATATGGCGTTTAATTTTAGACTCTGTCTTTTTATCTATTTTAGTCATTTTATTAATCCTCTATCCTAATTACATTCTGATTAATATAATCTTGTTCAGCTTCATATAAGCTGTCATAAGTTTCTGTATATGTCAACTCACCACTACCGTCACAAGCACCACAGTCTATTGTAAGGGCTGAAGACATATTTTTACTCTCTACATAACCATAACCAACACAGTCTTCACATCTGACAACTACATTCATTTAGTTATCTCCTTGTGCATAAAGGTTTTATACTGCATACCTAAAGTCATCATGCTGCTTACATGGCTCACATAAGAAGTTGTTCTTAGGCAAAACACTTTCTTTACTACAACGCAAACACTTCTTTATCTTATATTCTTCTTTAGTAGTTTTTTCTAGTTGTCTCTTATATGTAAGTAGTTGTTCCATGTACTCATTGAAGTCTACTTTATTTTTTACGCGTGGTTTATAGTTAGCTGACCTATTGCGCCATCCAATGATAGAGTTTTTAGTTAAGGGTCTGCCTGTTAGTTTTTCATGTTCTTCTGTTAATAGTTCGGCTATGCATAAACAATTATGACCTTTTTCATAAAGGTCAAAAGCTCTCTGTTTAAGTTCTCTTGATGCGAATTTCATCTGTTTACTCTCCCACCTCCTCAAATATCTGCTCTGCTATTTCTTTAGCTTCTTCAATGTTATACCCCATAGATATATACATCTCTATAACTTGTTCAGCATTTGTTACGTCGGACCAATCCATTTTTAATTCCCTGTTATGTTTTCTCTGGGTAAAGTTATAGGAATTCCTATAAGTTATCAGTCTACTACAAAACCACTAGTATCTTTCTTAGCCTTACCCTTAGCATACAACGCTACAACTACACCGTGTGGCTCAATGAACCTAACATCGCTATCGTCACCATCAACACATTCCATCCCCATGAACTCTGAAGGGATGTTTTCTCTCGTGCGAAACACTACAGCCATACGCAACCTTTGTTCGAGTGCCTTCAATACGAAAGGCTTGTATGCCTCAACACCTGAATAGCTAAAGGTCAGATCATAGACATCTGCATCAGGAATAGCACGGTTCACTATCTTAGTGTAATCGTAGAACTTAGCACCATATGTGGTATGCATATCCACCATGAAATCCCAGATGTAGTTCTCCCAACGCCAATCTGACGTACCGTTAAGGCGTATTGCAGGTATAAAACCTTTCTTCACTGCATGTATACAGTGTTTTTCTATTTCACGTTTAAGTTGAGCATAGAATAATTCAGGATACTGTAGCAGGTACAGTGTCTTACGAAGTCTGGACATCTGAACTGTACCCATAGCACCTCTGCCAGCTTCATCTAGGCATGGTTCTTCACACATTGCAATGCGAGACATAGGGCATAGATTACAACCTGACTTTGTACCCGGTGACAGGTACAGAATAGCCGTTTCGATATTATACTTAACGCCCTTGATTGTCTTAGCGTTAGTATCTATACCTAGCAGCTTGTCGGGGTATTTACTGAACCATTCAGTATATTTAGGTGACAGGATAATACGTGCGTGAATAGTACCGTCCAGCTTTGACAGATCATAAATCATTGTGCATACCTCTTTTTACGGATTACCTGTACCATCTCTGCTGCTCGTATAAGTATAGCTACCTGAGACAGTTCATTATTAAAGACATATCGCTTGAAGGTGTAGTAGTCACAGGTTTCCAGACCTGCAATCTTCTGTAGTTTGTTATGGTTTTTCCATATCTTAATGCGACGACGTGCTATAGCGTCATCTGTCATGCTACTGTTTCCAAGTCATGTATTTCTGTTGCAGTTTCAATTGCTTTATTT